TGCGGATCGTCATGTAACGATCCTTGGTCTTGGCGTCTGCGGCGGCCATCAGTCCGTGCCCCCAGCATTGGTGACCACATCCTCGAACATGTCTGCGGTGGCCTGGCCGGTGGCCAGCTCGACAGGAATGCCATGCGTGAGCAGGCTCACCAGATCGTCCTGGCCAGCCACCTCAATGTCGAATCGGGTCTGGGCTGCATATTTGATGGCCTGGGCCTGATTGGCTGCACGAATCAGGCGGTGCTTGTTGGTCTCGGTGTCGGTGACGACATAAATGCGCGTGGTCATGTGTTTCCTATGTGATTGGTAAAAAAAGCGCTGATCTGCTCTTTTGCATGACCAGCACCTTTTCCCACTATACAACAGAATCCCACACTTTCGAGATATGCGATCCAGTCTTTTTGCTCGGCGCTGAGGCTGCCGCCTTTGCTGCGTTTCATCTCGACCCACAGGCTCCAGGCAGGCACAAACAGATCGGGCACGCCAGAGGCCACGCCTTCTGCCTTCAGGCGGCCAGCGGTGGCCTTACTCCTGGCACCGCCATTTGGAATGGCAAAGATGCGCACGTCTGGCCAAGTCTGCCGAAACCAGCGCACCAGCTCGCGCTGCTCAAAATGTTCTGAAGGCGCTGCCTCAGATGCCGTGGTTTTTGTGGAAGCCATGCTGCTCCTCTGCCTTTCTGCGTGCTGCAACTGCGTCATCAAACGACTCAAACGAACCCAAGTGCATCGACCTTTTTTCGATGCGAATCTGTGCCTGCCATCGTCCGGTCTGTGTGTGTTTGAAAACACCAGTCACGCCAGATGAGTTGCGCCTTGATTTCGACAGATTCATGGCGTTCTGCGTTCTTTGAACAACCCGCAGGTTGGCAATCCTGTTGTCTGTCTTGTTGTGGTTGATGTGGTCAATCTCTCCATCTGGCCAGTGGCCATGGTGCAATGCCCAGGCAGCACGATGCGCAAACAGTTTCTGATTGGCTATCGCACCAAACAGATAGCCGTTTGAGTGTGGTGCGAAGAGCGCTAGCTTCCCAGCAAATCGAGAGTTCCAGCATGGTCTGCATGCGTCGCAATGCAACCATGTGAACTTGCCGCTTGATGCGTCATATTCGACTCGTGCGCGCAATTCTTCTATGGTGATCTTATCCATCAAAACGGACATGCAAACTCCCACTTCTCGCAGGCATTCACCTCGTCAGCAAACTCGCCTGGCGGCCTCATGTCAAAGACCGAGCAGTGGCCTTCCTGGTTGAAATGCTCGCATGTGTGACAGCACTTCGGCGGCCCAGACTGAAGCCACTGGCGATAGTCCAGCAGGAATTGTGGCTCTGGTGGTCTGGTGGTCATGCTGCGCTCTCGACTGAGTTCATGTCCACGCTGACATACCAATCGCGCAGCGCCATGGCGTCTGCAAGCGCGTTGTGCGGGTTCTTGGAGACCGTATCGACGCGGAGCACCTCCATGGTCAGCGGTGGCGTGTTCAGCCTTGTGCCTGGCCCGGTGACCAGGACTTTGCAGAACCACATGATGTCCTCTGGCCAATCGGCAATGATGTGCACAGAGTCAAACTGATTCAGGAACACCTCCAGCCAGCTTTGCAGAACATCCAGCGTGATCCAGTCTTCATGCAGCTTTGGCATCACGTTCTCTGCAACCCATGGGTCTGGGTTGGCGCATCCAAGCACGCGGTAAAAAGACCATCCGTTTTCAGCAACCAGCGCCAGCGAGATCAACTCGCCACCGTAGCTGTTCCACTCGCCATCAATGAAAACTCTCATGCCCATCTCCTTTTCATCACTCTAAAAAACTTGCCATCGCGCTTGAACTCAATGCTGGCCGGTGGTTGCGTTTGATTCATGTTGGCCACCATCTCCTCCAGCGACTGCACGTTCAGGCCACCAGGCACGATCTGGCTGCGCTCAGCCATGTTGACCAGCTTTTGCATGGCCATCTGTCCCGCATATCCCTCGTGCAAGATCGGCAGGTACTCGGTGATGGCCGGATCACTCAGGCCACCGTAGTAGGTCACGGCGATCATCTCCTTGCCACTGGCCTTGCTGATGTGCCTGCGCCAGTTCCAGCTCGTCACATCCAGGTCTTTGCCTTCCAGGCCCATGATGTCGTCGTTGCGCAGCTCCAGCTTCTTGCGCTCAGGCTCAGGGAACGGATGCAAGCAGGCAGGGCAGACGGCCACCGAGATGGCGCACAGCTCACCGCAGTTGTCACAGACCTTCACTGGTGCCTCACCATTGCCATCTCCTGCCTTCTTGGGCGGCTGCACTGCGGTGATCGGCCCGTGCGTGGCTACCACCCCAGCAAAGTCCAGTACCAGGCAATGATCGGTGTGCGACTTCACCCTCATGCCTCGGCCTGCCATCTGGACGTACAGGCTGGCCGACATGGTTGGGCGCAGCATGGCGATCAGGTCTATGTCAGGATAGTCGAACCCGGTGGTCAGCACGTTGGCGTTTGTCAAGGCGCGTAGGCGGCCAGCCTTGAACTCTGTCAGCATTCGCTCGCGCTCCTTCTTCAGAGTTTCACCCGTCACGCACTCAGCGGTCACGCCTTGCTGGCGTAGGACTTCGGCTACATGCTGCGCGTGCTTGACGCCTGTACAAAACACCAGCCAGGCCTTGCGATCTCCTGCCAGATCAATGATCTCGCGCACAACCCGCTGATTGTTGTCGTCGGTGTCAACGGCTGCCTGTAGCTCGGCCTCGATGAACTCGCCACCTCTCTTGTGCACGCCAGTCACATCCAGCTTGGCCCTGGTGACCTTGGACCGCAGGGTGGCTAGGTAGCCCTTAAACACCAGCTCCTCAATGCTCACAGGCTCGATCAGGGCATCGAACAGGGCAGGCTTGTCAGTTATCAGGCCGTGCCCCAGACGGTATGGCGTGGCCGTGAGACCGATGACCCGCAGGCTCGGGTTGATTGCCTTCAACTCGGCCAGCAGTTTGCGGTATCCACCCTCGTCCTTGTGGTTGACCAGGTGGCACTCATCAATGATGACCAGATCGATATGGCCCAGCTCCTTGGCCTTGCTTCGCACCGACTGGATGCCAGCAAAGGTGATCGGCTCTCCGAGCTGCTTCTTACCGATGCTGGCGCTGTAGATGCCCATCGGAGCGCCTAGCCAGTGCTGGCGCATCTTCTCGGCATTCTGTTCGATCAACTCTTTGACATGCGTCAGCATCAGCACCACGGTCTCTGGCCAGTTCTGCAGCGCATCCTTGCATAGCGCGGCCACGATGTGGCTCTTGCCTGATCCGGTGGGCAGCACCAGACATGGATTGCCTGAGTGGCCTGCCTCGAACCACGCATAAAGCTGGTCGATGGTTCGCTGTTGGTAGTCACGCAGCATCTTGCCCCCTTGCTCGGATGGCCGCCTCTATCTCGACGCTGCCGCCGTGCATGGAAACGATGTCGATGCACGCCTCACGCTCGGCTTGCACGCCATTGACCATCCCCCTCGTCCAGTTCTCGGCAATCTGCCACTCCAGCTCTTGCAGCAGGTCTTCGGTCGTGTCACCGTGGCCGGTGGCGTAGCCGCGATCAATCATCCATTGCGCCAGCTTGTTGCGCTCGGCTGCGGCGACAAGGGCGGCGAAGCGTCTCAGTGACCCGTTGTCTCCATCAAAGCCTACGAACCCAGCCACACGGGCAATGCGGGTGATGTCGTCGCGGGTCATGTGTTTTTCTCCTTGAGTTTGGCTTCAATTGCACGAACAAATGCCAACACATCTTGATATTTCCAATGCTCATTCGGCGCGGGCCAAGTTGGGTTAATTTCATGCAGTTCAGGTTCCGTCAGCCCAACCCATTCACGCGTTGATGCTGCGCCAGTCTTGTAAGCCGACCGCAGCGCCCATGTCCATTGCTCACGGTCAGTGTCGTCCATCGTGTCAATTTCAGCGGGCAGCGGGTATTTGACAAACCATTCGTCAAAAGTCATTTCTTCTCTCCTATGCCGTGCGCGGCCTCGATGGCGCGGGCAAAATCGGTTTGCTTTTCGCCACTGCAATAGTTGACCAAAGTGATTTTGCACTGCTCGATGATCTGGCCGATCCGATCATCCGTCAGCGGCTGGCGCTGTGCTGCGGGTGGGGTGGTGTACCGTTCTTCGGCTTCTTCAACACAAGCAATTGCCGCATCGAGTCGGATCAATTCATCGCCGGAATCGATTTCCTTAATCATCTCGGAGTCGTAGAGCGCGTGTAGGTGCTCAATGATTTCATCCGCCCACGCCACCGGCTCCTGCTTCTCAGTCTGCTCGATGGCGGTGCGGAGGGCGGTGATGGCTGGATCAACAATTTCGTCGGCAAGTGATCGATAACGGCACTTTCCCAACGCTTCCAGCGCCTGCTTCATTGCTTCGATAGTCATCCCACAATCCTTCCACCAAACTGCTTGCGCAGGTCATGCAGTTGAGTCCAGCCCTTGTCTGCACAGGCAGCAGCATTGGCCAACAGCTCACGCGAACTGAACACGCCCTCGATCTCAGGATCGCCATTGGCCACATTCGTGCCATTGATCTCGTAAACCGCGGTGTAATCGTCCGGCCCATCCTTGCGCTGCCACGGCACCAGATCAGGATGTAGGACATGGCCTTCACAGCCCGTGCGCTGGGCATCCACCGGGATCACAGCATCCCACTTGGCACAGTGCCACTCGCTGGCCTTGGTGGCCGTGCTATGCGCACAGGTGCGGCAGTTCACATGCTTGGTGGTTTTGGTGCTATGGCAGAACTCATGCGCATCGCAGAACTTGCACTGATACCAGCTCGGGTCTGTGCTGATGGGAGGCGGTATCCGATCCTCTGTGACCAGCCTGTGGCCTCGCTGAATGTACTTCTCGGCCACCTCCTTGTCGTAGCGCACACGCTCGGTGTGGATGCGGTCATCGTCCTTGCAAACGGCCAGATAAAAAGCACGGTCGATCTTGGTGCCGTGCATATAGAGCTGCATCTGGACAAAGTGCTCGGGCTTTGATTTCTCGACGCCTTCTTTCACCAGATCATCAAATGACTTCTTGCTGTGCGTCTTGAACTCGGCCACATGGCGCTTCTTGGGCGCTTCAGGCACTCCTGACTCGATGATGGCGTCTAGGCTGCCAGAGACATGGCAGCCAAGGTCAACACGGCTCTGTGCGCTGCCTGTGCTGCGCACGTCCATGCCGATGGCTCGTAGGTCTGAAACGATGGTTTCCTCTTCCATCTGGCCCCTGCGGAACAGGCGCAGGACTCGGCCAGGAAACTTGGGCTGCACAGCCCAGCGAAAGCTCAGCCACAGCCACCTGTCACACACATGGCCGAGCTGGCTGCAACCCATGTGCGGCCTGGGCACCTCGGCCTTGGCCTCATGTGCTTTGTCAATCAACCCCTGGATGCTATGATTTGCTTCGGGTATCTTCATGGTTCCCGTCTCCTTCCTGTAGTTGCCACATTGCCCCAGGCGCCTCACGGTTCCTGGGGCTTTTTCTTGCTTACTTCTTCAGCCAGGGCGGCGCTGCCTTGGCCGGTGCTGCCTGGGCGGCAGGTGCTGCTGCTGGTGCGGCTGGCTTAAATGCTGGGGCTGATCCACCATTGATTGCGCGATAGCCCTTTACATCGTTGCTGGCCTCGTAGGTCTTGCCAGTCTTCTCATCCGTGCGTGCAGCACGAATCGCCAGCTTGATGTTGACGCTGCTGCCGATCAACTGGTCGGTGTCCGTCACTTTCGACAGACCAATCGCTCGCATGATGTCCCCAAGCTGCTGGCGGCCAATCTCTTCGGCCTTGGCATTGGCGTTCTTGATGTTCAAGTTCGAGAACACAACTCGGCCCTGGTGGCTTGGGCCTGTGATGTCCAGGCGAATCTTGATGTACTGGCCGGTGCCATCGTTGGTGTCCTTCAGCTCGGCCTGCGTGATGTTTGCGTTGTAGTTGCCCTCGGGCAGAGGTGCATAGCTTCCACCATTGCCTTGCGGCAGTTCGTTTGCGTCAAAGGTTTGTCCAAGAAAAGCCATGATTTACTCCTTGATGGTGATTTTGAAAGATGGGCGGCCAGCCTTGGCCGTTATTGCGTCTGCCAGTGGGCGGGTAATGGTCTCGTCTGCAGCCTTCCAGAGTGCCATGTTGATCTCTGGCGTCCAGCGGAACAGCCGTGCCAGATGCTCGGTCAGGCCATGCTCGGCGGCCAGCTCTTGCAGCTTGTCGCTGTCGACCTTGCGGTCAATGCGGCCAGCAATCTTGACCACAAAGCCGTCTGGCTCCGCAGTCTCAGTGCCCTCGAAGTTCTCAGCCAAGGCCAGCAACTTGACGATCTTGTCCTCGATCTTGCGGCGCTCAGCCGTGGCCTTGCCTTCTTCGGTCTTGTAGCGCAGCCAGTCTGCGCTGAGTGCTTTCAGGTCGGCGTTCATCATGCTTTGCCCCCAATCTTGGCAATGACTGCGCTCAGGTCCGGTGCCTCCCAGGCATCCAGTTTGCCGCTGCGATCCTTGGCCAGCCAGAGGCCATCGCTGTCGCACATCAGCGCACGCTGAGTATTGCCATCGCCATCCTTCTCGACACGCAGGGCCAGCACCTCGTCGAAGAAGTAGGGCAGCGCCTGGCCGGTCTTGTTGCCAGGCATCGATGGCGAGTACAGAACCCGTCCCATCTCGTCCTGCGTTTTCTCCAGCTTGGCGCTCATGTACACATGGCGGCCAGGCAGATCGCGGAAGGCTCGAATGATGTCGGCCATCTGCTCCTGCATCGCACCGTAGGCTTGCCTTGGGTCTTTGGTGGCCTTCTTCTCGGTGTTCAGGCAGACCTCAGCAATCTCGCTGATGCTGTCCAGTGCCACCGATTTGTAGGCCTTAGCCTCGTCGCTGCTGGTCAGCCAGGTATAGGCCTCCTGTAGCTCGGTCATCGAGGTGATCTCAATGAACGGCAGGTCTGCGTCCTGGATGGACAGCAGGCCACCCTCTGCCGACAGCACAATGGGGCTGGGCAGCGTCTTGATGAGGCTGGTCTTTCCAGCCCCTGCCTGGCCATAAACCAGGACTTTCACACCGTTGGCAGCCAGGCTGCCGGTGGTCTTCACGTTGATTGCCATGTTGGCTCTCCTTCTTGGTTGCTGCGCCTTTGGGTGATTCCGTTCGCGCAGTGGTTGCACTGTATCATATTTTCCGGTTAAGATGTCAACACCCCGCGAAAAATTATTTTGAAAGGACGGATGATGAAAACGCAAGAGGCAATCGACTACTACGGCAGCACCAAAAAGCTGGCTGATGCATTGGGCATTTGGCCGCAGGTGATCTACACCTGGGGCGAGACTCCACCAATGGGCAGGCAGTATGAGCTGGAGGTCAAGACCGAAGGGACACTGAGGGCAGATCGGGAGCCAGTTAATGGCTGACCTTTCAAAAGTCCTTGGCGGCCCTTGGGCACCACCACCAGAAAAGCTGGTCGCACCACCAGAGGTGCAACTCATTGATGCAATGCGTGCGGCAGGCCTCGAGCCACCGAGCGAAATCCTGATGGATGGCAAGATTCACAGGTTCCGATCAGGCACCAAAGGCGCACCAGGCCATGGCGACAAGCCAGGCTGGTATCTGGTCTTCGGTGATGGCATTCCAGCAGGGCGCTTTGGCTGCTGGCGTTCTGGCATGGAGGTGACCTGGCGAGCTGATGTAGGACGCAAGCTCACGCAGACGGAGGAAATGGCCCACGCCAGACGCATGGCAGAGGCCAAGGCGCTGCGCGACGCTGAACTGGAGCGCAAGCACCAAGTGGCCAGCGAGACAGTCGAGAAAATCTGGACAGGTGCCCAAGGAGCCAGCCCAGAGCATCCATACCTGCAGCGCAAAGGCATTGGCGTGCATGGCGCACGGATTACAGGAGATGGTAGGCTGGTGCTTCCACTCTACGACCAAGACGGAACGCTGGCCACGCTGCAGTATATTGACCACGACGGCGGCAAGTTGTACCACCCAGGTGGCCAAACTGGAGGAAAGTTCTGGATGGTAGGCTCACTGGATGAGCCTGGCGCACTGTTTGTGGCCGAGGGTTTTGCCACAGCAGCCACCATTCACGAGACCACCAACAGGCCGGTGGTGGTGGCATACAGCGCCAGCAACCTCGTGCCGGTAACTGGCATCATGCGCGAGATGTATGGCGCAACTCAGGACATTGTGATCGTGGCAGATCATGACAAGTCTGGAGTTGCGCCATACATCACGCGCATG